TGGCGAAGCTCTCGGTATTCACTCTAGCCGTGAAGGTTGGGTTGTCGCATACAAGGTGTACGATGATGCAGTCTGGGAAATGGTTAAGAGTGGTGAACTTGCGGCCTTTTCTATTGGGGGCCGTGCTATGAAACAGGAGATTGACTAATGCCAACGCTTCTGAAGAACCTCATGCTTGAAGAACTGTCTTTAGTAGACCGTCCTGCTAATGCACAGGCGATGGTCAGTCTCTTTAAGCGTGACGACTCCCAAGAGGAAGAAATGACTGAAACATTAGAAAAGATGGGCTACGATGAAGCTAAGATCAAGGCCTATATGGAAGAGCAAGGCTGTGGTCGCAAAGAAGCGATGATGGCCCTTAACATGAAAGAAGAGGCTCCTATGGAGAAATCTGAAGAGGCCACTGAGTCACAAGAGCGTAGCCAAGTCGAGGCTCTCAAGGCTGAGAACGAACTTCTCCGCAAGAGCTTGATCGAAAACGGCTTTGTTATTAAGGCTGACTCGGTAGAAAAGAAAGAGCAAGTAGAGACCATTGAGGTCGGTGGTGAGATGGTTGTTAAGTCGGACATCCCTGCCCCTGTCTTGAAAGCACTTGAAGAAGCTGCAGTCGAGAAGCGTATGGTTGAACTACGCAAGCGGGCTGAAGCTGACCTCCCCCACTTTGACCTTGAAGTAGCTATGGCACTCTTGGAGAAGCTGGATCTGGAGGATGAGAAAGTCCTTGAAGCACTGAAGGGCGCTGACGCTGCTTTTGCTGCTGTAATGGACGAGGTTGGTGAAAAGGCCGTGGACGCCGACATGACTGACCCCCAAGCTAAACTGGACAAGATGGTACAGGCACACTCTGCAGAGCATGGTGTTAACAAATACGATGCTTTTGATGCCATCTCGAAAACTGCAGAGGGTAAAGCCCTCATCGCCAAGACATATGAAAAGGATGTGTAATCATGGCTGTTACTGAATCGCGCAATACGCGCACCTTTATTGCTGGGGAAGATCTGTCCACAGCTCAATTCAAGTTCGTTACTCTGGAAGCTGACGGTCAGGTAGATCTGGCTGATGCAGCCGGTGAACAGTGCATCGGCATTGTTGAGAACGACCCTGCCTCTGGTGCAGAAGCAACGGTTGTAGTCGCTGGTAAAACCCGTGTGGTTTCTGGTGGCACTATCGCTGCTGGTGCAGCTATCGCAACGGACGCCGCTGGGGATGCTGTAACTGCATCCGCTGGCAACATTATTATGGGTTACGCTATGGAAGCAGGCGTTGACGGTCAAGTGATCGCCATCGAACTGATCCAAGGCGGCAACGCTGCTGCTTAACCTGAACTAGGAAGGAATAACAACAATGCCTATGTTGACCGCTAATCAGGTACATATCGATCAGCCGCTTACCAACCTGACGATTGCTTACCTGCAGAACCAAGACAACTTTATCGCTGATAAGGTTTTCCCTAACGTCGCAGTGTCGAAGAAGACTGACAAGTTCTACATCTACGACCGCGAGAACTTCTACCGTAGTGAAGTCCAGCCTCGTGCTCCTCGTACGCGCTCGCAGCGTATTGGCATGAGCCTCTCGACTGACACCTACACCGCAGAAGTACGCTCACTGTCGACTGACTTCGACTTCGAAACTCTGTCGAACGCTGACGCTGTTCTGGACATCCGCCGTGGTGCCTCGGAAATGCTGACGCACAACCTGCTGATCGACCGTGAAAAGCGCTTCATGAACACCTTCTTCGGTGCCGGTATCTGGACCACTGAATACACTGGTGTTGCTAACGCTGACAACGACACCGCAGCAGAAGTCACCCAGTGGGATGACTACACCAACTCCACCCCCATCGTTGACGTGACCAACGCTCGTCGTTCGATGCAGGTTGCCTCGGGCGGCTTCAAGCCGAACAAAATGGTTGTTACTCGTGATGTTCACGACACGCTTGTCAACCACCCTGACATCCTTGCTCGCCTGAACGGTGGCGCAACCGTAACCAACACTGCTCTGGTCACCTCGGCCAAGCTGGCAGAGATCTTCGAAGT